CTAAAGCATAGTATAATGGTTATAGGAATTGGAGCCATTCAAATGATTATAGGACTAGATTTTTACGACACTATTACACGCAAGCCTGAAGTATTTAGGCAGTTATCTGATGCGCTCTGTCGGCAAGGTAATAAGGTTCATATAATTTCTGCTGTGAAATCTGTGAACGTAGATAGGCTAATGAGTAATCTAAGGAAATCTGGTGTTGAATATACTTCAGTTAATCCTGTTTTATACAAAGAGCATTCTGAAATTCCTCAGCTTAAACTTGACAAAGCATTAGAACTTGGAGTAGATATATTCTTTGATGACATGAAAGACGTTTGTGATTTACTTAATCAAAATAAGATTATTTCATGTTTAGTAGTTGGGGGTAGTTTTGATAAACAAAGGGGAATAGTATGATTGCATTAATATTTCAAGTAATGGGAGCGTTATTTATAGGGTTCTTTATGATGATGAGTATTATCTGGTTAATAAATATAATAGGAGAATAAGATGGGATTACACGCCTTAAACGACCACTGTGTAGTGGAAATAGAAAAGAATAAATACGGTAAGTTTGTATCAAATGAACCACCTAAAGGTTTTGAGTGCGGTACACTCATATCCATATCAGACAAGATGTCATTCTTTGGTGGTAATAGCTTTGTGTTTGAAAACAGCTTGCTTAACACTAGTAGCATTTTAGATATTCAAAAATTTTACAGCGACCTTATTGGCAAGAAAGTATATTGGCCAGAATTTAGCGATAGGGGTGTTATTGTTGAACACGATGGCAAGAACTATTGTCTTATGAAGCTTTCATTATTAACTGCGTGGGAGGATTAACATGCAAGAGAAAAAAGATAACAAACTAGTATTTTACGGAGCCGAAGCTCGCCAACATTTAATGAATGGTGCAGAAGAACTCTACAACGCTGTCACAACTACCTACGGTATTAAGGGCTTAAATGTCCTTATTGAAAAGACCTACGGACGGCCTATGCTAACCCGTGACGGTGTAACAGTGGCTAAAGAAGTATATTTTAGTGACCGACCCAAGAACATGGGCGCACAGCTACTTTCAGAAGCTAGTCAAAACACTAACCGTATTGCTGGCGATGGCACCACCGCTACCGTAGCTTTAACTTATAACCTACTTGAACAAGCTAACCAAGCTGTCGCTGCTGGTATGAACCCAATGGAAGTTCGTGATCAGATTACTAAAGATAGTCAAATATTACTTGATAAAATTGACGAACTTGCAAGTCCAGTAGCTGACGGGCAACTTGAACAAGTTGCAACTATTTCTAGTGGCGACCCTGCACTCGGTAAATTAATTGCTGGAGCTGTAGAGTATGTCGGTAAAGATGGTGGTCTTATTACCGAAAAAGCCCATGTATCTGGTGTAGAGCGTGAATATGTTGAGGGCTATTATATTCAAAAAGGTTTTACTGCTATTACTGATGGGAAGAAAGAGCTTACTAACTGTTTTGTAATTGTATCTGCTAAGCGTGTTAGCTCAGCTATTGATGCCTTAGAGTTGCTCCAAAAGACCGCTGAGGCTACTAAGACAGGTGCTAATGATAAACTTCGTATCGCTTTTATTGGTGAGTTTGAGGGAGAAGCCTACCAAACCATTGTTGCTAACATTATTCAAGGTAACATTGATGCAGTTGTAGTTGGCTCACCATCTACTGGTGATATGGGTACTCAGTACCTAGAAGATATTGCCATCTACACAGGTGGTAAGATTATCGCTGAGGGTGATAACATTAAGAACTTTGATGCTGAGTATATAGGACAAGCTAAACGTGTTGTTTGTACCCAATCGACTGCTTCTATCTTTGACGGTACTCGTGATGAAGAAGACTATGCTAAGCGAATTACTGAACTTCAGGCACGTGTACAAGCTGAGGAAAACGAAGTTATTGCTGAAAAGATACGTGATAGGCTTGCTAAGCTTCAAGGTAAAATTGCCCTCTTTAGAATTGGTGGTGCAACTGATACTGAGCGTGAAGAAAAAGAATTTCGTGTTGAAGATGCTATCCAATCTACTCGTGCAGCTCACTCACAAGGCGTTGTTGCTGGCGGTGGCATTACACTAGTTGAATTATCTAAGCTCGACATTAGCCCACTATTCAAACGAGCTTTAAGTAATACCTTTAAAAAGCTTCTGAACAATGCAGGATTATCTGCTGATGTAAAGTTAAATGAAGTGCTAAGTGCTGAATATCCTATGGGCTTTAATCTTAGACAAGGCCCAGAACTAGTGAATGTAATTGAATCAGGTGTCCTTGATCCTGTACTTGTAGTAAAGCAAATTGTGGAAAACGCTAGCTCTATCGCTGGCAACATGGTGACAGTGGGCGTAGTTATAACATTCCAAAATAAGGAGGACTAAATGCTCTACGCACTCATTGGACTTCCTATAACCTTTTTTCTAGGTTATTACTTACGAGAAGTGCGTGAGATACTTTTTGATGTGAAACGCATCATTACCACCCATGAACTTAAAGAACCACAGGCTCCCGTGTCCAAGACCGTGGAAGCTATGAGCATGGAAGAACTAGCACGACAACAACATGATCAAGTAATGAAAGATTTAAACCAATGAGATGTTCTATTTGCAAACGAGAAAACGTAACCCTACAAGCTGCCGTTGTCAAGGGTATATATTTATCTGAGCGTTGTGATATTTGTTTGATAAGACAAAAACCTACCGATTTCGCTGCTAAATGGGTCAGGGATAGACAACGAGAAGATTATCGTAAGGATATGCTCCAGCGTTATGATTTTAGCGATAAGAACGAAATAGATCACGACTGGGCTAAAGCCTACCCAGAACAGGCAAAACATCATTTTGGTAAAGATAAATTGGAGGACAGCAGAATATGAAAGTATCTAAACCTAAGGAATACACGCTTACACAAATTGAACAAGACCACATAGCTCATATTAGCTATACCATGCAACATTTAGACCATACACTTAACTTGTTTATGAAAAGTGTGATAGCTGGACGTTTGGGGGTATCTGGTGAGGTAAAGTATCGCCTAGAGGACGACAAAGTTATCATAGATGAAGCCTGACTTTGACCTTAGTTCAATCTCTCCAGTAGCCTGGATTATGGCTAATTCGATGGTCAACGAAAATCAACAACCAATTGAGTTTACAAAACACCGTTTTTTAATCGAACCGTTTGAAGATATGCACCCAAATATCGTGGTGCGTAAGTCTGCACAGATTGGATTCTCTGTTTTAGCCATCTTAAAGAGCGTTTGGCTGGCAGAATACAAGGGAATCAACACAATTTATGTATTACCAACCCAAGACATCGTCAAGGGCTTTGTTCAACCGAAAGTAGATCCACTTTTAACCTCAAATGATGCTATAAAAAAGATAGTTAGTAAGGATTCGGTCACTTTAAAGCAAATTGGCAATAGATTTATTCATTATAAGGGGTCAGGTTCGCAACGTGAGGCTATTTCAACCTCCGCAGACCTCCTGGTTATTGATGAATATGACCGTTGTTTGGATATGGGAGTACTAAATACCTATGATAGCCGTTTACAAGCTTCTGAACATGCCTGGAGATGGCGTTTTAGCAATCCTAGCGCCGTAGGATTTGGTGTAGATGGCATGTATACCGCCTCAGACCAGCGTCACTGGTTTGTTACCCATAAATGTGGTCATTCGTGGTTTATGGACTTTGAAAAAGAGGGTGAAAGCCATTATGTAGACCAAGAACGTAAAATATATGCTTGTGGTAAATGTGATGGAGAGATAACTAACGAAGAACGCCAGAACGGTGAGTGGATTCCTGCATTTCCTGGTCGACCCTCACACGGCTACTGGTTTAGCCAAATGATGGCACCCTGGGTATCAGCAGAACGTATATTAGAACAGAAAGATGACAGCTCAATAGAATTCTTTTATAACTTTGTACTTGGAAAAGCTTATACTCCAGCTGATATGATTATTGACCGTAGCGTAATTTTGAGGGCTTGTAGTCCTGGTATGATAGCCAAGCAAAACGTCTGTATGGGTGTTGACAATGGTATTGTAAAACACTGGGTTATGGGTACTCCAGACGGTATATTCGCCTATGGGCAAACTGAAAGCTGGGAAGAAATAGAACAGCTTAGAAACTCGTATGATGCCTATATGGTGATAGATGCTAACCCATACCCTGCAACGCCTAAACAGCTTGTAGATAAGTACCCAGGCAAGGTTTTTATTAATTACTTTGTGAAAGATACCAAGAACCTCGGCATTGTACGCTGGGGTGCAGCTACTAACCGAGGGGTTGTTTACTCAGACCGTACTAAGATTATTGACCTTGTAGCTCAGGAAATTAGCGACCAAAGCATTATGTTTAGACAATCGCCATTTGAGCTTGAAAATTATATATCTCATTGGAGTGTAATGTATCGCACCACCAAGGAAACTAACAATGGCATTATTGTGGGTCAGTGGGTGACTAAAGAAAACAAGCCAGATCATTATGCCTTTGCTACCCTATATTTTCGTACCGCACTTGCTAAGGTTATCGGCTCTAGTAACGGTCGTGGTTCATTTGTATCAGTAGGGCAGGAGAAAAAAGGTGGAGATTATGTGGATAATGATGGTCAACTGGTTACTGATTTAAGTGATAAAATAAATGAAGCTTATGACAACACTATTCAATGGAGGGATATATAATGAGCGAGGGATTCACGTTTGGTGGGCAACGGATGCAAGCTGGTGGACAAGATTATAGATATCGTATTCACGTTATGTTACTTGCCGATAAGCGTCCAAAGTACTGGGAATTTCACTGTATACAATGTGGGCAGAAAGTATGTGAATTAAGTGGTAAAGTACTTTATTTAAGTGACAGTAATGATATTTCTAATGCAGAAGATAATAAGCATGTACCTATTGAATATAAGTGTAAAGGCAAATATTGCAGAATATATTGGAGTTTCACGCTTGGTTAGCGTGTGATATACTATGAAATAGAGGACTTTCCCTGTTAATTTCAGGGAATTCGTAATTTTATGGACAATACAATACTAAATTCTGGAGCATATACAGACTTAAATAATGACAACGTACAGTACGAATTATATGATTTGGACATTGATGACAACAAACTTGCTAAGATGCTTGTACCAGCATTGCAGGAAAATATAGATTATTGGAATGGTAAACCATTTGAACTTGCTAAAACAGATAAAGAAAACAACAAATATATGCTGGGTGATCAAATTGATGACAGATTCCTACAGCCATATAATGCCCGATACATAGATAACCGCATTTTTGCAGCTGCTCGTTCGGTTCTTGCTTACGTGAACGCACGTGTAGCTATGCCTGAAGTAACACCCTCTAAGCCAGGGTCACAATTTAAGCAGTTTGCAGAGGACTTTAAGTATGCCCTTTACCAGCATGGTGTCGACAATTATCTTAATATTAAAGTTAAATCTGCTACTCGTAACTTGATTGTTCGTAAGCGTGGTTATTTAAAACTTCGCTTTGATCCTACTCTCGGACAATATGGCGAAATCGTAGTTGAAAGTATTGACCCAGAAAACATTGTTATTGACCGTTATGCTCGTTTTCAGGACAATCCAAAAGCTATATATCACAAGCAAAGTTGTACTGTTGAAGAACTTATAGCGAAATTCCCAGATAAAGAAGATGATATAAATAAATGCCTTAGCATTAAGCGTGGTACTCAATCTCAGCTTACTCGTAGAGTTGATTATTATGAAGTATGGTTTACTTATGTAGACAAAGATAAGAAAAAACAAGAGGGTCTTGCCTGGTTTATGCCAATAGGTCAATTAATACTTGGTAAAATGCGAAACCCAAACTGGGTATATTCTGACGGTGCTAATAATGACTTGCACAATAATATTACTAACCTGCCTATCAAGCCATTTATTCCATTTAACTATTTAAACACGGGTAAAAGTTACGTTGATGAAACAAGTCTATTTGACCAAGCAAAACCAATGCAAGACCTTATTAACAAGCGTGGTCGCCAAATTTGGGAAAACGCTGATTATGTCAATGGCCGTGTAATTGCCGATAGTCGTGTAATGAGCGAAGAAGATGCCTCTAAGTTCCTCAATAAAAATCCAAAGACTATTATGCTTGTGGACGGCTCTAAAGGCTCAGGTTCAATTAATAACGATTTAACTGTTGTTCAGCCTCAGATGTTACCTGGCTACGTCATAGATACTTTATATGACGCACGTAATGAGTTAGACCAAATCTTCGGTACCCCTAATATTTTCCGTGGTCAGCAACAACAGGGTGCAAATACTCTTGGTGAGAATATGCTTATTAAACAGCAAGCTGGAGCTTTACAAGATGATATTGCTGGTGCAGTAGATCAAGCTATGGGTCAATACTACAAGTATCTTGCTCAAATGATGAAAGTATATTACACAGAAGAACACTGGGTACAAATTAAAGGCCCTGACGGTACTTATGACTTTGTAGTGCTTACTTCAGACAACATAGACACTGGAGTTAAAATCAGTGTACAGTCAGGCTCTACGCTACCACAAGACAAAGATCAGCTTCGAGCAGCTGCACTTGAGCTTGCAAAGCTTGGCCCTGACCGAATAGATAATCTTACCTTATTTGAAATGCTTGGGATTCCAGACCCAGCAGAAATTGCAGAGCGTGTTCAAAAAGCTAATACTGACCCAGCTGGCTACCTTGCTGACATCGAGAAAGAAGAATTTAGTCGTGATGCCAATATGGATATTGCGCTTCTTATTGATAATAAACCACCTGAAGAACGTGATGAATATGACCCAGGATACCTAAACTACATGAATCAATACATTGCTAGTAATAAGTTTGCAAAACTACCACTAGATGCACAGCAACGTATTACTGATTTCTTAAAAGGAGTATTAGAAATAACTACTCGTACTGCCAATATTCAATCAGAATCATCTAACAGTTCTATGGATCAGCAAATGCAAGACGGTGGCGGTATGGCAGGTATGATGGCTGGACAACCACCAATGCTTCCACAAGCTGGCACACCTCCTCAACCAGCAGCATCAGCACCTATGCCACAAGCATTACCACCAGCCCCTGGTCTGTGATATAATATAGCCATAAATTAAGGAGCCAGTATGGATGATAATAACGTTATTGCACCAATTATAGATGCACCCGTTGTAGATGCACCAGCGGTAAAAGAAGCACCTGTTATTCAGGCTGATACTAATGTACCTGTTGGATTAATGATAGATAACAATACGGGAGAACCAAATGTTCAAGAAGAAGAAAAACCAGCTGAAGAATCAGTCATATCAAGTAACGATAACGCAACCCCAGCATCAGACGCACCAGTTCAAGCTGTTGTTGAAGAAACAGCCCCTGTTTTTGAACCAACCACTCAATTAGTAGACCCAGGCGAGTTTGTACCTAACAATTATTCATTTGATATAAAATTAGCTGACGGCACAACTGTTACAATTAATACCCCAGAAGATATTGAGAACCTTGGCTCAGATGTAGAATTTGCAAGTGCTGCCGACCTTATTAAGACACAGGCTAACTATTCTAGAATGATGTCTGGTATAGAATCTGATAAAAAAGTTTATGATGCCGAAAAATCTGCCTACGATAACGAACAGGCAACCGTTCAACGACAAGAGGAGTTTATCTCTGGTATTGAATCTGGTATGGGCTACCTTGAATCAAATGGTTCACTCCCACCAGTACCTAAGCAATATGAAAACGCAGACTGGTCAGACCCAGAAGTTGCCAAGCAACCAGGTGTTAAAGAACGTGTCGCTATCATTGAATATATGAGTACAGAGAACGCTAAGCGAGCAAGAGCAGGTGTACCACCGATTGCTTCTGTGTTAGATGCTCACAATGCTATGCAACTAGCTAGCTTACAACAAGCTAATACCGTTAAAGCAGACGCAGCAAAAGCTGCAACTAAAGCTCGTGGTTCAATGGTTGGTGGAGAAAGTTCACAGAGTCAGGGAGCCACCAATATACCAGATAATATGATAGTAGGATCAGGTGGTAATATTCGTGATATTACCTATAGAACATAATTGCATTATTAAAACAAATACTGTAATATACAAATAGAGGAAGCCCCAGCAATGGGGCTTTTCTATATATAAGGTAAAGTAAGGAGATAAAATGGGCGCAACAGCTTTTCAGGATAGGTTAAATAACCTAACCCTAGAAGAAATCGTACCTAAGGTAGTAGACACGGTTAACCGTTCTAGCCTTATCAACATGTGGGTCGTTAGCAATCCAAAGCCATGGAATGGCCGTCAGATTCAACAACCTATTTTTATTAACAACTCAAGCCAAGGTAAAAGTTTCCGTGGTGCAGATACGTTTGATACAAACGTAGACATGAACACAGTAAACCTCACTTGGTACGCAACAGGTTTTGGTCAACCAGTTGTAGACAGCCTCGTAGAACGTGGCGCAAACTCAGGCTCAGCTGGAATCATTGAGATTCAACAAGCTAGCTACGAGTACGCACAGAACTCAATGAGCAATGCTCTTGGTTCTATCTACTACGGCACAGGTACTGGCGATAACTTTGATGGTTTAAACCTCATCGTTGATGACAGCACTAGCACAAGTGCATACGGTGGTCTTTCACGAAGCACCTATGGTACTTATATCAATGGTTATGTATCAGCAGCATCAAGTGGTGTTTTGAGCTTAGATCTTATGGATGCAGCGGATGACGCTTCAACTGTTTCTGGTCTACAAAGCGAAACCTCAGCAGCTGTTATAACTACTAAAACTGCTTGGACTTTGTATGCTTCTCTATTAGAGCCTACTAAGCAAGCTATGTACCAAACCATGGGTTATCCAACAGCTAGCTTAACGCTACCTGGTGAAGCAACTCGTGACGGCGCACAAGGACATGGTGGATTTACTGGTGTAGATTATCGTGGTAAAACTGTTTTCCGTGATGACAAAGCTCCTAGCGGTACTATGTACTTTATTAATCCATCGTACATGGAATTCCGTAGCCTTAGCATCCCTAGCCTAAAAACTGTTGCTACTGCTAACCAAGTCACTGAGGGTGTATACGACAAGGTTAAGCCAAGTGCTTTTCAATTCCGAGATTACATGCAACCTGTTAATCAGCTTGCTGAAATCGGCATCTTTGTTGTCTACGGTAACTTGATTCACCGAAATCCTGTGCGTAATGCAAAAATAACTGGTATAACAACCGTTTAATTTAAGGAATATAGGAGAATATATATGATTTCCGCACAAATTCAGCTAACCGACCAAGACGCACGTACAGTTTCATCTGCTCGTGGTAATGCTCGTGTTGGCCAAACAGCTTCAACAAATGATGGTCGTGTTTTTACTTACGCACAAGCTGGTGCAGTTGCACTAGCTCCAGGTAAGATTTCAATCACACCAGCTATCGTTGCTAACCACCAAGGTATGATCCCAGCAGCTACGGCTGCTGGTGCAACTACAGTTACGGTAGCATTAGGTGCCACTGCTGCAACAGCTGACCAGTACGCTGATGGCTACTTAACTGTTATTGTTACTCCAGGTGTTGGCGTATCTTACAAGATTCTTGGTAACACAGCAGCCGCTTCAAGCGCAAACTGTACCTTTACTCTTGTAGAACCAATTTCAGTAGCTTTGACTACTACATCTCGTGTTTCTGTAACAGCTCATCCTAATAGCGCACTTATTGTTGCTCCTGGTGATTCAGCTGCTTACCAAAGCATTGGTGTAAACAGCGTAAATGTGCCTATAAGCAATTATGGTTGGTTTCAAACTCGTGGATACTGTTCAGTTTTATCTGCTGGTATTATCTCTAAAGGTGCAAACGCAATCGTATCAGCTTCTGTAGCTGGTGCAGCAACTATTAACTTAGCTGCAAGCGTCACCCAAGTAGTTGGTTATGCCCCAGAAGCAACTGTCGACACTCAGTATCAACCATTGTTCTTAATGGTACTTTAAGGAGATTACTCATGGCCTTAAAACTAGAACAGTTTAAACAGGTAGTAAAGTTTAAAGGTGTACAAACCCAAAAAACTATTGCTCTACGACCAGAAACCGCAGTAACCGCAGGTGGCGATCCCACCGCAGCGCTTACGCTTGGTGCTGGACTTGTAGGTATATACGTTGGCTCTGGTGCGCCTAGTATTACGGCAGTTCAGGGAAGTATGTACTTTCGTACTGATGGCTCAAGCGCTTCAACTCGTTTGTATATCAATACAACTGGTTCAACTACTTGGACAGCAGTTACTACCGCAGCTTAATCTACTAAACAGATTACAATTATCCCCCAGCAATGGGGGCTTTTTGTTTTTAAAGATAATAGTATATAATACTAACATGACAAAAGAATGGCTTGAGGAGCGCAAGGCAGATATAGAGAAAGCATACGCAGATGCTGGTGTTGAAATAGATAAGTTAAACGTAAAGCGTTCGGAACTAAGAGGCGCTTTTTCTTTTATATCTGAGGCGTTAATTAAGTTAGATGAAGTGCAAATAATACCACCAAAGGTGGCTAAAGGAGCTAGAAATGGAAGAAAATAAATCATTAGTGGACACGTTCACCGAGTATGACATAGTAGAGGTATTTAACCCTCTTAGCGTAGATTTTGAAGCTAAAGTAGCTTCTAGTGTAGTTAACCCTAACGCTGGTGTAGATAAGACTATAGATAGACTTGGACTTCGTAACGCAAGCCATCCATCGCAGAGCCATGTTGTTAATAAAGTAGTTATACCATCTGGTCAAAGCAAGAAAATGCCAGGACACGTAGCTCGTGTAGTAGTAACTCAATTAGTCAATGAAATTATGCAACAACAAGGTGCGGTCAAACAAATGGGTGACAAAGCGCTTAGAATACCTTTTGAAAAAATGGTTATTATAGACAGCGCTAAGTTCCAACAAAGTGAAGATATTATCACGGCTGAGGAGCGATTCCAACGCCAATTAGATGAATTAAATAAAACCACGGAAATCGAGGTTACTAAAGATGAGCAGCCGTTCACAGCCCAAAGAACTGAAACTGTCGAAAAACCAGCTAGCGGAGCTGGAACAGATCAAAGCCAAGCTACAACACGCAAAAAGTGAGCTAGGTAAGTATGATATAAAGAAACAGCGAGCAGAGGAATCTCTAGCTATCTTTATTAAAGATATTGATGCTAAAAAGCATAAGGTTGAAAAAGAGTTTAACAAATTAAAAAATGATTACGAGTTAGACATTTTAACTTATCCTGATGTGCTTCAGGGATTACATGAGCAAAAAGAAGCTGTCATGCAATCTATAGCCGATGCTATTGGTGAGCTTAAAGTTATCCAAAGTAATGTGGAATTACAAACTGAGGTACTTGAAAAAATAGAGAAACAGAAAAAACTCGCCTTTGAAAGCGTAAAAGATGCTGATAACGTTCTCATAGATATAGAAGAAGAAATAGATGATAAAAGAAATGAATTACAAGAAGTTTGTTTACAGCTTAATAAAGGTACTAAACAATTTAATGCCCTTAAAGAAGAAATATCTAAAGCGGAACTAGAACTTACTGATTTACGATCCGACTTACAAACCCGTAAAAACTCTATAGAAGATGATATGAAAATAACTATTCAAAAGAGTACCGATGTTGTCAATAGACTTATAGAGTTAGAAAAACGTGAAGCTAAAATGAACTCAGATATAAATGCTCGTATAAAAGCAGTAGAGTTGCGTGAGCAAGTCATGGCTCGCAGGGAAGCTAAAATATCTGGCTTAGAGCAAAAGGCTCAAGAGTATGCCAAATTTATGAAATTATAGTATAATAGTTACAGAAACTTACCCCATTTAAGGCATTTTTATTTTATGGCTATAACAGATAATCAACGAGAAACAATTTATGCAGAAGATAAGATTACTAGTCAAGCGTTTGCTCTTAAAGGTGATAGCGCTACTGGTTCACTATTAGTTTTATCAACTACTTCGTCAAGCGATACAACAACTACAGGTTCTATTACAGCTTCTTTACAATCTGTTACATTTGCAGTAAATGCACAATCAACTGTAGGTATACAAGTATCTGGTACTTTCTCTGGCACTATTTTAATTAAAGGTTCTGTAGATGGCTCTACATACACACCAACAACCGCTACTAACTTATCTACTGGTAATCTGACATCTAGTATAACTTCATCGTTTACAGGTCAAGTTAATGTTGCAGGTTTTGTATCTTTCCAGCTTACGAGTGTTTCTTGGACTTCGGGAACAGCAAATATATCTTTAAGAGCTTCAACTGGAATATCTAATATAATGTTAGACAATCCACTTCCTGTAGGGACTAATTCAATTGGTAACGTAGGACTTAAT